TGAGTTGGACGTTGTAACGCTCGACAGTAAATGGTTTGTTGCCAAGTATGACAATCCGGGTATCTGTCCTGGACCCGGTTGGAAATCTGGTCCTGGAATTGGCAAGACTGGCAAGCCGGGACCACAAGGCGAACGTGGACTGAAAGGCGATCGCGGGGATACGATCGAAATTGTTACGTGGGAGATTAATCGCGAGACGTACGAGGTATCGCCGATTATGTCCGACGGTGAACGCGGTCCGGTTATCTCGTTGCGCAATTTGTTCGAGCAGTTTCAAGAGGAGACTGCGTAATGCACTCTAGCGTCGTCGTTACAAAGCCAGCTCCGGATAAGGCGCTCATCACGCTATACGAAGCCAAGGTCGCATTAAAGATCGCGCCGTCGAGTACCGATAGCGATGAGTTACTGAAGTTCATAATCTTGCGATCGTCCGATGAAGTGCAGACGTTGTGCAGCCGGGTGTTTCCCAAGGAAGCCGTGATCGAAACTTTCCGCGAAATTGAACAACCGATTACCCGACTTTACCTTTCGCGGTACCCGGTGCAGCTCGACGACATTGAGTCGATCGCGGTTGACGGTACGGTTTCGGAATTTGATATAGATCCTGAGTCCGGTAAACTTTCGCTGTTCGGTGGTGCGCAATGGCCGGAGTCAGTGGTAGCAACTTACGCGGGAGGTTACGCAATTCCGCAGGAGGTGCCACCAGCAATTAAACAAGCGGTGCTGTTATTCACGCGCGACTCATATTATTCCAGCCAACGTGGGGACGCTTCGGTACGGCAAATCTCGCACAAGGAAAGCCGCATTTCATATTTCGATCCATCGAAGATGGGAGGATCGTCGTCGAGCTCTAGCGGGGGTGGCGGGTCGCCAGCTGAAAATGCAGCGCGTAATTTGTTGCAACGGTATACGAGGTTGACAGCCTGATGGCGGCAGGGTTTGGCACCGGTCAGATCGCAAAGATGGTTGCGGCTTTGGTGACCGGTGGCGGACTTGAGAAAGCGGTAATGCAGAAACTCGAGAGTATGGGTGGCGAGTTTCTCTTACAACAAATAAGTTTCGGTCCACTTAATCTAGGCGGTGCGGCAAATATTTTGATGCCGAAGACGCTTAATCTTTCTGACTTGTTACCGAAGCCGTTATCGATAAGCGATTTGATGCCGAGGGAATTGCGGGTCGATAGCAATTTCTTAAGCGGCTTGCGGAAAGAATTCTTAGGTAAAAAACAGCGCGGTAACTGGCGCGCCAAGACGGCGTGGGGTCGCAGCAATTGGGCAACGTCGCGTAACGATTGGTTGGATAATCATTGGCGGCATGATTGGCGATCGCAACCGCGCGACGTTGCGGGTAAGTGGGTACCGGGTCGCTTGCCATACATCGCAACGCAGCTGCAGTATAAAGGTAAGACCACTGGCCGCAGGACGTTACGCCGTCGCAGGTTACGCAGACAAGCACGGTTGCGCGGACGCAAAGCAGCTAAACGTATGTTCAGGAATAAATAATATGGTCGTAAATTTCTCTGAACAAGTTTATGCGCAGAACCAGGATACGTATGGTCGTCCTGTTACGTTTACACCAAAGGCAAGTCAATCGTCTGGCCAACCTTACGTCGCGCGTGGTATCCTGGACATTGAAGCGATGGAGGTTGCGGCGCTGGACGGTTCGATCATTTCTGAAACGCGCGTGATCCTGGATATTCGTGAAGCGGAATTTACGACGTTACCACTGCAAGGTGACTTGGTCGATATCCCGACTGCCGGAGGCTTACCCGCTGAAGGGCAATTCGAGGTGATCGATACGCAGCCAAATGGCGGTGGCGAAACAACGTTAACGTTACGACATATCGTGCAGAGCAAGCCATGACCGCAAGCAGTTATGCCATGATCGTGCGCGATGAAATGCTGGCGCGTTTAAAAACGATGCCATTTTTCTCGACGTTTAAATTCGGTACTAACAAGGCTGAACAAATTCAACCGGAGCTGGTGCCGTTCCTCGGGGTTTATTTTATCAGCGAGGATCTGTTACCAGAAGGTGACTCGAACGCGGGTGAGCCGCGCTTTCATTCTTCTGCGCTCTATGGATTTTCCATCGTTGTACAGAACAACGATGCAGCTGCAGCCGAGCTAACGTTAGATCAAGGTTGGACGCTGGTGATGGACCGGCTGTTTACTGATCCTACGTTGTACTTAAATCCTAAGGCAAAGATCCAGGGGTATACGCGCGGCAATCGTACGCATCAATTTGGTTCAGCCGGTGCAGATAATGCGATCCCGGTTGCGGAAAGCCGTTTTACATTGTTGTGTGATCTTGGAGTGATTGACTTCCCGCCGATTGTGGATAACGTGTTGAGTCATGTGCACTTTACTACAAATTATCCAGATCCAAAGAATAATGATACCACACAAGTTCAGCAGGTCGTTGCGGATTGGTTGTTGCCTACAGAGAAGGAGAAAGAAGATGCAAGTAAATCCAAAGAATGAAGACGTGCGACGAGTGCTCGCACATCCGAAGGCTGGCAAGTTTCGCGCGCAAGGTTCAGTAGATTGGCCAGACGATACGTTTACTCATCGTCGTATCGCGGATGGCGATATAACGAAAGTAGAGTCAGAGCAGAAAGAAGAAAAACACGAAAAGGCAAAGTTCGTGCGTAAGGCTGAATAAGTTCGTCAACCCAGAAGGAGAGGCATGATGCCTATCTCATTTAATAATATCCCGGCTAATTGGCGAATGCCACTTTACTGGGTCGAATTAGATCCGTCGATGGCTGGCTTAGGACAGACACCAGGACGGTCATTGCTCGTCGGTTCGATGCTATCGACTGGCACCGTACCACCTGATGTACCGATTGCGGTCCCGTCACAAGCTGACGCAGATCATTTCTTCGGTGCAGGTTCAATGCTGGCGAATATGTTCAGAGTGTTCTTCGCAAACAATTGGGCGAATGAAGTGTGGGGTCTGCCGGTTGCAGATCCAACAGGAGCGGCAGCAACAGGTACAATTACGGTTGCGACTGCACCGACACAAGCTGGTACGATCAATCTTTACATCGCTGGACAGACTGTGCCGGTCTATGTAGGAGCAACGGATACGGTTGCTATTGTTGCTACGTCTATCGAAACGGCGATCATGGCTAATCCGAATTTGCCAGTTACGGCAATCGCTGCGGCGGGGGTCGTTACACTTACGGCAAAGTTTAAAGGTACGTTGGGTGATGAAATCCAGATGTCAGATAGTTACTACGGTACGATCGGCGGAGAACAATTGCCGATTGGATTGACGTTGACGTATACCGCTTTTACAGGTGGCACGGGTGTGCCGGTATTTACTAATGCCATCAGTGCACTTGGTGAAACGGAAATCGATTACGTGTGCATGCCGTACACGGACTCGACTTCTATGCTGGCATGGGAAACCGAGTTTGGATTTTCCGATACCGGTCGCTGGGGATGGATGCGGCAACATTATGGGCATCTGTTTAATGCTAAGCGCGAGACTTATACCAATCTGCTTTTGTTCGGTGAAACGCGTAACAGTGCACAGATGTCAGTGCTAGCGATCGAGCCGACTGCGCCTACGCCAAGTTATGAATGGGCAGCAGCGTATACGGCAAAGGCCGCGCGTGCATTGATCAATGATCCGGCACGACCGTTGCAAACTTTGTCGCTGGCAAGTTGTTTGCCAGCGCCGTTCCATAGCCGGTTCATTATGTCGGAGCTCAATGCGTTTGCGTATGCAGGTCTTGCAACGCAGCGTACGGCGGTGGACGTGCCGATGATCATGCGGGAGAATACCACGTACCAGAAGAACTTGTACGGCAATAGCGACGACGCGTACGAGTTGGTAACGACGTTGGCCACGCTTGCCAAGTTGCTGCGCAATCAGCGGCAAGCCATCACGAGTAAATTCCCGAGACATAAACTCGCAGATGATGGTACCCGGTTTGGTGTTGGACAAGCGATTGTCACTCCTAAAATTATCAAAGCGGAGTTAGTCGCGCAGTACCGCGTTGATGAATTCAATGGACTCGTTGAGAACGGTGCAGCGTTCAAGACTAATCTTATCGTTGAACGCGATCCTAACGATCCCAATCGTGTTAACGTTTTGTATCCACCAGATCTTGTGAACCAGCTCAGAGTTTTTGCGGTCCTTGCACAGTTCAGATTGCAATACGATCGCGGTGTGGATACCGTTGTTGCGGCTTAACAGTGACCGACTACCAGCAGGTCGTTGTACTTATCCTGCTGGTAGTCGTTGGCTTTCTGATTGGGTTTTTATTTCCTAGGCCATAGAAAGGAAGATCACATGGCTCAACGAATAGCAGGAATTGCCTATCTCAAAGTGGATGGCAATCAGTATCCACTGCGTGGTAACTTTACAATTACCCCGTCAGTAATCGAGCGCGCGGGTCTAGCCGGACAAGATTACATTCATGGATATTCTGAATTGCCTCGTGTGCCTTCGATTGAAGGAGACGTGTCAACGGTTCCAGGTTTGTCGATCGAAGCCTTCGAGGCGCAAGTCAACGTTACGATCACGGCAGAACTTGCTAACAATGCAACGTATGTGCTGAGAGAAGGCTGGTGCGTTTCAGCACTTGCGATCAATGCCCGCGATGGCCTCGTTCGGGTCAAGTGGGAAGGCATCAGCTGCGATGAGATCCAATAAATGGTAGACGAGACAGAACCACAAGCACCCAAGACGGACGAGCCAAAGAAAGTCAATGGGGCAGAAATTACTTCCACTGATCTTGTAATACCGTTGCGTAAGAAAGTTATTGCGCACGGTGAAGAGGTTCAGGAATTACGTTTTCGTGAACCAACCGCTGGTGACATCGAGATCTGTGGTACACCTGTCATGATTGATTTTATGACTGGCGAAATGCCGAAGATGACTTTCGAGACAAGGGCAATGTTTGCCATGATGTCTCGGCTTGCTGGGGTGCCACCTTCTACAATCAAGGCCATGCATCCAAAAGATTGGGGGTACGCAGCCTTGGCACTGGCGCACCGTTTTTTTATTCCAGAGATGTAGAGGGCAACTTTATCCTGGATTGTTATCGGTTAGCGAAATACTATGGACGTAATCCGCGCGAGTTTTTGGATATGCCGTTTTCTGAAATTGCCCGGCACGTCAAGTGGACGACTAAATTAGAAGAGGTACTAAGACCGGTGGACGACGATGCCTGACATGGATTTTGATTCCGATGCCATGTTGGCTTTCTTCGGCCAGATGGGAAAGGAGATAGATAACTTTAAGACTAAGATTGTCAGCCTTAACGAAGCTGGCAACGCGATGAAGAAAATGACTGACCATACTGAAAAGTTTGGTCAGACAATTCAACGTCACACGCAAGGTGCATTGCGTGGAATGGAGTCGGGCATATCCG